TAGAAAATCTTGTTTTACTAGCACTTTCTCTTGACACACTTAAAAAAGTTATTGCAGCATCATCCGCAGGTGAACTTGCTAATGCAGGGTTTATTGATACAGTAGCACCGCCAGAGCTTACACTTGCATCTGAAGTTACTGTATATACAAGATTAACTCCCGCTATTTTAAATACATCACCTGCTTGAGGTGCTGCAGTTAAACCATCTACTGCAAGACTTGAGCCTGTTTGTGATGCGCCATTTACAAGTACCGTACCATAGTTAGGTACATTTATGTGCGTTACAGTACTAGAAGATATTTTAAATAAATCGTCATTTCTTGCAACAATAACTCTATCTAAATATACACCGCACCCAAGCGTAAGATAATTACTGGTAGTTGTAACAAACGTAACTGCTGCAGCATTAGCAGGAGAACTAGCTAAAGAACCTGTAAGTGTTAGTGTAGCTCTATTATTTGAGGCATCAAACGATACACCACCAGATGCAATAGTATATGTACCTGTAACACCCGTTACTGTAAGTGTATCACCTGCTTCTGGTGTTTGATGTATATTGCCTATAATAAGTGTAGTACCAGATTGACTAGCACCATGTACAACAGGAGCACCATACGGTGGAATAATACTGCTGTTGTATTTTGTATAACCTAAGATACGTCTGTATCCACCCTCAATAGACGGTTCAAAATTTCTAAGAGTTCTTGCAGAACCAGGCATATTAATACCTTGCTGCAACGGACTCATATTAGTAACAAGTCCACCCTTAAATTCTACAGGGTATGTTTGACGAGTTGATGGCATTTATTAGTTTACTCTAAACGAACTAACGGCAATACGGTTACGATCTATTACAGTTGATCTAACATAATCATATCTATTAATATACAAGCTACGCATATTTTTAATATCATCAATAAAACGTTGCTGCATAATGGCAGACTCTTGTGTTTCTCCCCTAAACATATAAGCATAGTGCATTGCACCATCTAATAAAATATACCTAAATTGTTCAGGTACAGACGGTACATCCGTAGCATTAATAAGATCTACTGGTAATCTATAGTATTCATATACAACAGTATAAGCTTTATCTGGCGCAGACACAAAACCGAATTGAGAACTAGGAGTACGAAAAACATATTCTGGTAAAGCTCTACGATTATCAGATGTATTATATTCACTATCTACATACTTATCTAAATACTCTTCATATGTAATTATGTTTAAACGTTTAGTATCATTGCCTAAAGTATCATCCCGTTTAATGCGGAAACTATCCATATCAAGTGTTTTAGCATCCGCAGGATACGCATAACGTACAGTACCCGCAGTTAGTGTTTCTTCTGTTTCTACATGATTAAAAGGCCACTCGTACTCATGTTGATTAAGATAACGAATAGCAGAGTTTACTGCATCTTTAATCATACTGTACTCACCAGTAGCAGCAGCAAAGTTACTTGATGTAAGCTCCACCTCATTAAGTCTACGGTTTACGTCATTTACTAGACCAAGATAATCATAAGCCATTTAACGTTCCTTTACACGTAACTTAATACTACGTTCTGCTTGACTACCTGTGCTGTCAACCATGTTACAGAAAAAAGTATACTCAATATTATTTGTACCACCACCGATATTAATAGTAGCTACAGTATTATTATTGGTTTGTGATACGTTCTGTATATCATCAGTAGTTGCAGAACTTGAAGCAACAGTAAGTGTTTGTCCTGCACCTAGTGTAGTTTTAGTACTATAAACAGTACTTTTTACAGACCATGTAACAGTACTAATAGTAGCAGTGCCAAGAAAACGTGACCAATCTACGCTATAATCTAGTTGTTCATCAGGGTCTTTATTAGGCCAACGAAAACTCATGTTTAATCCTCAGTTGCATATACGGTTCGTTCTGCAGATGTTGCTTGTCGTTCTACAAAAACTATTCTATTTTCTTGTGGTATTCTTACTGTCCTGTTTGTGTCAAAGGCAGAAACAAATATCAATCTACTTTCATTAGGTATACGTACAGTTCTAGATGCTAAAGTAGACATTATGCTGCCTCTGCTATGTATACTGTACGTCTACGGCTATACTGCTCTTGCACAGCTTGAAAGTTAAATACTATTGCAGTTGTGGTTACTGTACCTATTGTACCTGTTGCTGGTGCAGACGCTAGAGCTTCACGTACTTTAACTTGTGCTAGTGCTTGTACAGAACCTGTTGCGGATACGCTATCAAGCTTTTCAGTTGTTTGATCTTCTACTTCATTTACCGAAGCTGTAGCTGTGACACCTGTTAACGTTAGTTGTGAATCTGCGTGTAATACAAGAGTTCCAATAGAGCCTGTAGAACTTACGCTATTTAAGTTTTCATCTACTTGTGGTTCTACCGTACCAATAGCACCTGTTGCAACTACGCTTGTACTAATACGTTCCGTAATGTCAATTTCAAAACCGCCAGCAGATACAGATTCAATAGTTCCTGTTGCTGATACACCTGTAATATCTTCTGCTATATTTGGAGACAGTGTTCCAATAGAACCTGTAGCAGCTACTCCTGTAAGTGTAATTTTTATAAATGCATTAACTGTACCTATTGCACCAGTTGCACTAACACTATTAAGAACTTCAGTAGGTTTTTCTTCTACTGTATTTACACTACCTGTAGCAGTTACTCCTGTAAGTGTTTTGGAGATGTCTTCAGCACCGTAAGCAGATACGCCATATCTACCTGTACCAAATCGTGCTGAAGCTGCTATAACAGCCATTAGGCTATGCGAATAACTGCAGTACTAGTTCCTACTGCTGGAAACTCAATTGTCAAATCACCTGCTGTAGCACTAACCGTTCCTCCAAAGTCAATGACAGCAATAGCTTTATTAGATGCTGATGAGTTATAAATAATACATCCATCTGCAGAAGTTGTTACATTAGAAAATACTTCGTCAGCAAAGTCTACCATAGCAGTAGTACCTGAAGTAGTAATAGCTGCACTATCTAAATTCTGACCACCTGCTGAATAGTTAGTACCAGACGATTCATCAGAGTTACCTGTAACATCTGAATAGTTAGTTGTTGCTGCACCATAAGTACCAGAAGGTGAAGCTTTAATAAGTGCAAGTTTTATTGTGTGCGTATCCAGATCATGAATACCGCCAAGTAGTTCACCTTTAAAACTTGTACACATTGCTGTTGTAATACCCATGATAAATCCTTTTGTTAGGTAGCCTAAAGGGGCCACATAAAAGCAGCCCCTAAAGTTAGTTACTTATGCAAGCAGATCACGATCTACTTCATCCGCAGTACCTTCGTTGCCCATGTCTGTGCAATCCATTAGGATAGCCCATACACGAAACTTACCTGAAGTAACAGCACCACCTGAAAGGGTAGCAATTGTTACATCAATGTTGTCATTAGCAACAGCCATTACAGGTTGATATGCTGCTGGATTTTGTGCTACTACTGCTGCTGCAGATGTTGCATCAAAGCCATCAACAAATACGTCAGCATCTACCATACCCAAGTCTACTGTAAAAGTAGAGCCATCGGATGCAGTAGTAACTTCGATACCTGCGTTCATGACCATAGTACCTTTAGGTACAGCAATTACAGGAACAACATCGGATGCTGCAAGTGCAGAACCTTTGTCAGACAAAGCTGTAGCCCAATTTAAGGTAGTTTGAACCATATACGGATTACGACCCGGATTTTGATTACCTCGTGCCGCTTGGAGTGTGTTATCACCTAATGCCATAATTCAATCCTCCCTTACGCTGCGTTATATTTGGCAGTAACGATTGCTTCAGGACGAAGAATCTTTCTACCATATAGATGCATACCACGAACAATGTCAGCGAAGCTGTCAGTGTCACGATATGTTTCGGTTTTGTTGATCTGCTCGGCAGTGGCTACTGCAGAGTCATGACCAGCTACGATAACACCATAGTTAGTGTTTTGGTTTGCAGAACCTGTTGTACCTGAACCTGTACCTACTGAAGGTAGGTTAGAAGACGAGTACACACGGAAGCCGTGTAGGTTGTTGAGAACCAAACCATTACGAAGTGCACCAGACTCACCGTAATCTGCATTCAAAAGACGTGAATCTTCGTCAGCCATGATTTCCATGAATACTGGATCTACGACCAGCCAGCGACCTTGCTTATCAACTTGTTGTTGGTCAAGCAAACGAGCCATACGAGCTACAACCATTGCTGGTGAAGCTGTTGCTGTTGGTAGTGCAGTTGCACCAGGCAAACGTGCTGCAATTGGAATCGAGTGATCCCCAGCAGAACTTGTTGTGATGTTGCCGAAAGAGCTTTTGATCAACTTCATAGAAGTCAACAGCTCATCTGTACCTGCAGTTGCTACTGCTTTACTACCATTTACTTGGTCATTAACAGTATCTGCATCTGTGTGCAAAGCTGATTGCTTGTAGCCAGACAAGTAGCCAAGAACTTCTTGGTCATGCTGGTCAGCCAAACGATAAGCTGCACGGTTAGTTGCAAGATCCATAAAATTGACGTGACTATGAGCTTCCTCAATGTCATCAATTTTGAAGGCAAAGTAGTTAGCTTTGTCTACAACCAATGAGAAATCCTCATCGTCAAGATCTTGTGCTGAGATAGTAGTTCCACGAGCATAGCTGCTTACGGAAATCTCAGGTTCTTTAATGATTTTAACTGTATCACCTTGGGCAGAAATCTCCCCAAAATAATCAGAGTTGGTGATGTCACCACATACAGTACTCTTGCGGAAAGCAAGCTGTACTTTTTTGGAGTAAATTACGGAACTAAAGTTACCGTTAGGTAAGTTACCGTGTCCTCCTGCTGATGTAAAAGCCATAATAAATCCTCCTGATAGTTGGCTTACTTAAAAGCTAATACCAATAAGAGGCTGTTACTTTTCTAGGGTGCGTAAGACTAACAGTCGGCCAACCGTTAGATATACGGGCCTATACTTGAACAGGTAGTTCTTCCTAGTTTAGACTTTATTGGAAATTAAGTAAAAACAAAAGGTAGTCATAAGAGGCTTTTGTTTTATACTCCCTAGTTATACTATTGAATTTTATTTTGTCAATAGCTTATCTGGCATTACCAGATACGTCATAGATGAATTTACCATTGCGCATTGCTTTGTTAATTTCATCTGCACGTTCTTCAAATTCTTTGTCAGACATTTTAGCTACTTCTGACTCACGAATCATCTCACTAGCATCAGCTATATCTACTTGAGTTTTACTGCGTTTAGTAACTGTAGAAGCTGCT